AAGAATTTCCTTAAGGCTCAAGTACTTACGTGCTTGAGCCTTTTGCTTTGGGACGAATTTGGGGCAAATCCGCGCCTAGGGTTGCCTCGAAGCGAGCCATTTCCAGATCGTTCTGCGCGCCGTCCAACCACTTCGCGTAGGTGCGCAGAAACATTTCAATCGAGTGCCCAAGCTGCCGCGCGCAGAATGCCGGCGTCATCCCCGCCATCAGCATCATGGTGGCGTAGGTATGCCGCATGTTGTAGGGCCGGCGGTAGCGAATCCCCAGGCGCTTGAGGCACGGCGTCCAGTAGCTGCGCCGGAAGGCGCGCTCTTCCGTCCAGGGCGTGCCGTACCGGGGGTCGTGCCACACGTGCTCGCCGACCATCCGGGTGTGCTTGGCCTGCCGATTGAGCGCGGCCAGCGCGCGACTGTTGAGCAGCACGTCGCGGGCCACGTTGGTCTTAGTGCTGTCCTTCTGCTCGCCGCGCACCACCGCTTCGACAATCGCCAGTTTCGCGCTGAACAAGTCCACGTTGGGCCATCGCTGGCCGAATACCTCGGACGTGCGCGGGCCGCTGAAAAACCACGCCTCGACCATGTTATAGACCTGCTCGGGGTAGTGCTTCGCCATGTCGGCGATGATGGCCTCAGCCTCGGCGCGGGTGAACGGGTCAGGCGGGGGCTTTTGGTGTTTCTGCCGCGGTACCTCGCTGGCTGGGTTTTCCTTGATGATCTTGTCGGCCACGGCCAAGTCGAGCGCCTGGCGGATGACCGACACGTAGTTGTTCACCGTCTTGCCGGTCAGATCGGGCCGCTGCGCAATCGCCGTCAGCAGGTGGCTGGGCTTGAGCGCGCGCAGAGACAGCGAGCCGACCGTGGCCTGTATGGCTTTCGTTTCCCTATCGACGAGGGCCGCCGCGTTGTTCCAGAAGTTGACCGCGCTTTCGTAGCCTGCCTTGGTCGAATTCTCCACGCTCTGCGTGTCGAGCCACGTGTCGAGCCAGCCCTTCACCGTCAGCCCGCTGCCCGCGCCACTGGCCGGGAAATACTCGGCCATGCTGAACGTGCCGTGGCGTATTCGCTCGCGGATTTCCTGTGCGACCCGGCGCGCGTACTTCATGTTGGCGGCGGTAGGCGGCAAAGGCTTGCCGTCGATCATGAGCAGCGGCCGTTTGCGCTCGCCGTCGATGGTGAAGGACAGCCGTATCGCGCTGCCGTGAATTTCTACGCCGTCGCCTTTTCGACCCATTGCTGATACCCCTTGAGTGATATAAAAATTCCGCCGTCCGGCGAGCGCCGGTATTCCCGGCCCTCGACCCACTTCCCTTCCTCGATCTTGCGTCTGATGGCTTTTTCTGTCAGCCCTGTTATGACGGCCGCCAAAGGGATGGTGACATAGGGCGCCGCGGCCACGCGCACAACGGTTTCACTCATGGCCGCCCCCTTCAAGTTCGATCAGCAGGTCGATATAGTGGCGGGCTTTTTTCAAGTCCTCGACGCCGTTCTTCTTCCGCCACCGGCTCACGTACTTGATGACGTTGCCCTCGAAATAGCCGATGCCGTTCTTGTGGATGAATTCGACCGGCTGGATGGGCATATCCTTGTAGTGGCCGCCGCCTTCCTGGTGGTCGAGTGCGTTGGTTTGCGTGGTCACGTTCTTCTCCTTTTCATGGCTTCCAGTAGCAGGTCTTGCACCTCGCGCTTGGACTCGCGGCGAGCCATGACCAATTCGTCCATCGTGTCGGTGGCGACAATGTGGTAGATGAACACCGGGCGGTCATGGCCGGCCTGCGCCTGGCGCGTCGGGCCGATACGTTCGATGATTTGCTGGTACTGTTCCAAGTCCCACCAGTGGCCGAAGAAAGCCAGGATGTTGCCGCCGTCTTGCAGGTTCAGCCCGTGGCCGGCGCTGGCCGGGTGGGCGAACAGCAGCGGGATTTTTCCTGCGTTCCAGTCGCGGATCGTCTGCGGGTTCTGGTCGAGCGCGCGGCCCTGGGGGAAGGCACGCTGTAGGCGCGCGAGGTCGGACTTGAAGTGGTACGCCACCAGCACCGGCATACCGGCCGCCTCGGCGACGATGGATTCAAGGGCCTGTAGCTTGACATCGTGGACATCGGCCCAGGTGGTCGCCGTGTCGTCGGTATAGATTGCGCCGTTGGCGAGTTGCAGGCACTTTATGGTCTTGCTGGCGGCATTGAATGCTTCAATTTCAATACCGCATTCCAGGGCGAGAAACGCCTCGCGCTCCATGTCGCGGTATAAACGCCGGGCCTTGGCCGGCAGTTCGACGCGCACCACGTTGACGATGGGTTCGCTGATGTCGAAATAGTCGCGGGCGTCCAGCGACAGGCACAGATCGCGCAGCCTGTCCTCGATCTGTTGCTGGGCAAACGGCAACGGTTCGAGGCGCACGGCATGGCGGTCGCTGCCTACCTGGATGGACTGGAACCACCTCGATTTGAAGGCGCCGAAACTGCGGCCCAGGCGCTCGCCTTTGTCCAGGAACCAAGCCTGCCCCCACAAGTCCTGCAACCCGTTCGGGCTGGGCGTGCCGGTCAGTTCGATGAAGCGGTCAACCTTGGCATGTGCGACACGGCCCAGCGCGTGCGCGCGCTTGCCGCCCTGTTGCAACCGGAACGACTTTAGCTTCGTCGATTCGTCAGCCACCACTTTGCGGAAGGGCCAGCGGTCGCCCAGGTGTTCGATCAGCCACGGCAGGTTGTCGTAGTTCGTGGTGAACACGTTGGCCGGACGCTTGAGCGCGGCCCGGCGCTGCTCGGGCGTGCCGACCACTGCCGACACCTCGACGTTGCGCAGGTGCGCCCACTTCGTCGATTCGTCGGGCCAGGTGCTCGCGGCCACGCGCAGCGGCGCCAGCACCAGCGAGGGGCCTGGTTCGACCAGTTCGAGGATGTCCAGCGCGGTGAGCGCGGAAACCGTCTTGCCCATTCCCATGCCGGCCCACACCGCGTCGCGCGGCACGTCGAGCACGTGATCGATGACAGGTTGCTGATACTCACGGGGGACGAAGGCGCGGCGGGTCATAGCTGCTCGTCCTTCCAGTGCTGCTCCATCCTGGTCAGCAGCACGTCAAGCGCCCGAGCCGCACCCATGCCCTTCGACACGCGGCAACCACCGAATCGAAACCCCGGTGGGTACTCGACGAAATAGTGCGTTCTATCCTCATGGAATCTCGCGCACATACAGTGTTCTTGCACACGCACGCGGGCATTTTCAACACGCAGCATATTGTCGCGGACCGTCATACTAAGCCCCCGGCGGGATTCAGCTTCCGCGCCAGATAGTCGGCCCGTGCCTTTGCGATGCCGGATTCAGCATCGCTCAATTCGTAGGTGCTGTCGCTGGTGGAATGCGTCACGCCAGACACGAAAACCGTGTAGCTATCTGATTTCTTGAGCACCCACACGCGGCCATTTTCGTAGGCGATGTCTTTCTCGCGGTAGGTCATGCCACCACCTCGAAGTCGTCGATAGGGTTGTTCCATGGCTGCTTCTTGGTGTGGTGCCACTTCTTGCAGTGCGGACACTTATAGACATACAGCCGCACACCGCGCAGTCCCGCCAACCGCGCCGCATAAATTTCAGCGACGCGCCGGGTCACGTACCTAACCTTGACCGCGCATTTTGCTTCGCTGGCGGTGGTAATAGGTTTGCGTTTACTCACGCCAGCACCTCGTCCACGCCTTCGTGCGAATCCACCACGGCGACGCGCTGCCCCATGCGGCGCATCCGCTCATGCTCGCGGATTTGATGAGGGCGGCACTTCTCGCCGGGGGCCTTGAGTTCGACCCACACGGTACGGTCGGGCAGCATGACCAGGCGGTCGGGGGCGCCGTTGCGACCAATCCAGCGCACTTTGCGCACCTCGCCGCCCAGCTTCCTGACGCGCTCGACGAGGTATTTCTCGATGTCGCTTTCACGCATGGCCGCGCCCCCATGCGAGTTTGAAAGCCAGCGAACGGCGGAAACCGTAGCCGCGGTAGAGGCGATACAGTCGAATGAATTTCATGGGTCAGTCCTTCCGATAGCGATAGGCTTCAAAGCCGGCCGCGGCGAGCGGCAGGCCAGCGGCCCAGGGGGGATTGGTAGCCATCAGGCCGGCCAGGTGGGCGGCGCTGAATTCGTCGCGGTCGTCGGCTTCGGTGATGTTTTCGTCGTGTACCGACAGCACGATCTGGTAGCCGGCCGCCTCGATGGCGGGCATGTTGGCCGCGAGCACGTCGCGGCTTGCGGCTTGCGTAACGTTTTCTGCCAGCTTCCCGCCGTAGGTCTTGAGGCGTGACCATTTCCGGCTGTACTGGTTGACGCCCATGTAGGACAGCTTGCCGGCGTCATCCAGTTGCGGGCTGGGGTAGCAGAGGAATCGGCCGGACGGCAGGCGGATGCGCAGCCAGGCGCCGTCGCGCCGGGCCTTGAGCGTGCGGCAGTCGTAGGTCGTACCCGGCCGCAACACCGCCAGGCGTGCGGCTTCTTCCAGTTCCTTCCAGAACGACGAAACCGCCGGATGCGCGCGGCGCCACAGGCGCTTGAGCGCATCGCAGACCACGAAGGTCTTGGGCTTGAGGCCGAAGTCGCCGAGGCGCTGCTCGGTGCGCCAGGCGAGGAACTGCTCGGCCTCGGCGATGATGTCGGCGGGGATGCTGGGCCACGCTGCGTCGGCCATCGCGTCAAGGTCGATGCCGTAGGTAGCCGCCCCGGTGAGAAAGGCACCGACGCCGCCCTCGTAGCCCAGCATCAGTTCCATGACCTTGCCAATCTGGCGCTGGTCTTTATCGACCGAATCAGGCGACACCGCGAAGGCTTTGGCGTAGGCCAGCTTGTAGAGGTCGGGGCCGGCGCCGTCGTCGAATTCACGGAAAGCGGCCAGCTTCCAATCCTCGCCGGCGAGCCACGCAATCATGCGTCCTTCGATGTTCGACAGGTCGGCGACGACCAGCTTCTTGCCCTCGGGCGCCACGATGCAGCCGCGTATCGCGCTGCTGGTCAGTTCCATGACGTTGGCGAACAGCAGGTCGGCGCAGTCCGCTTTCAGCGCCGCGATGCCCCGCTCGATGGCGTCCTGCTTGAGCACAGGCCGCGGCAGGTTTTGCGGTTGGAACAGGCGGCCGGCCCAGCGTCCGGTGCGGCTGGCGCCGTTGAACTGCAACGTGCCGCGCAGGCGGCCGTCGCTGCTCACGCCCTTGGCGAGGGTTTTGTATTTGCTGGTGCTGGTGGTGCTGGCCTGCAACCGGATACCCAGCAGTTCGCGCAGTTCGGCCGGCAGGTCGGGGTCGGCAATGCGTCGTTCCAGCGTCGATTGCTGCATGTCTGGCAGGTCGAGGCCGTAGGCCGCGAGCACGTGGCGCAGCATGGCATCGCGCTGCGTGGCCGCCTGCACCGCGCCCAGGGTTATGTCACTGGTGCGCGCCGCGAGCACCTTCTGCGTACGCTCCACGGCGCGGATGGCGGCGTGGGCGAGGTCGGTATCGACCATCACGCCGCGGTCGTTGATGGTCTGGTCGAGGTGCCATAGCGCCAACTCGGTGCCTTGGTAGTTCCAGGCCGGCAGCTTCTGGTCAATCACGCGCATGGCTTCGATGTCGAGGCCGGCATACTCCACGAATTTGGCCCACTCGGCGGGGTGCGTTTCGCGCGTGGCGCGGCGCAGCTTGCTGGTGGCTGGACGCGGTTTGCAGAACAGCATGATTAGCTGCTTGCCGGCCTTGTCCTTGGCCTTGTCGGTCGGCACCTTGAGGATGTCGCACAGATCGCCCAGCGCGCCGGGCAGCGAGTGCGCCAGGGCCTTGACCATCGTGTCCCGCCATCGCGGCAGCGCCAGCGGATAGTCGGGCATGGCGTGCCGCAGCACCGTGCGGTCGAAGTGGCTATTGTGGGCGCAGAGCGCGACGTTCTCGTCGATCAACGCCCACCGCAGATCGTCCGGCATCTTTTCGCCGCTGGCGGCATCCCAGACGTACACGGGGCCATTGTCCAGCGCGTAAGCAAACAGCAACACCTCTGCCTTCTCGGCGTAAGCGTGCGTGCCGTTCTGGATAGGCACCTCGCAGTAGGTTTCTAGGTCTAGGAATAGAGTGCTCATCACACCGCCTCGAAGTCGTCGAGCGCGGCCTTGCGCATGTCGCAACGGTGAATCTTGTAGTGCCCTTCCATCAGCACCCACTCGCCGCCGTCATCTTCCCAGCGCAGGCCGGTCTTGCCGCAGCGTTTGCAGGTGACGGCGCGCGGCTCCTGGTCGTGGTCTTGGTCGTATTCGTCGAAGTAGGTCATGGCGTTGTCTCGGTGTGTTCGCTTTGGCTGGGGCGCCGGGGCTTATCTCCGGTGCGTGCAAGACGCGGCGCGTTCCGCCCCAGCCAAAGCGCCCGGCCCGAAGGCCGGGGCGCTGGGTTACACCAGGTCGGCCGCCGCGGCGCCCTCGGTGATGTCGTCGAACTCGTCCTCGCTCGCGACACCACCGCCCGCGAAGGCGTCGCCGTCGCGCAGGAACTGCACGCCGCGCAGGCCCGCATTCACGCGCTTGCCGTAGTTGTTGTCCTGCGCCCACAGTTCGATGCTGGCGTTGACGTAGCAGCCCGCGTAGGGCTTGCCATCCGCCTCGGCCAGGGGGCTGCGGTCTTTGTCGATGACCAGCGGGCGCGTGGCGCTGCGCGCGGACACGTACAGGTTGCCGGGGAAGCCGTCGTAGTTGGCCTTGAGGTCGCCATCGTGCAGGCACACCTTGTCCTGGGCGCGCATCTGCTTGAGCACGGCGTCGGCCTTGGCGCCCCACTTTTCCTTGGCGACCTGCTCGATGGCCTGGTTCAGCGCCTTGACTTGCGCATCGCTGGGGTCGATCAGGAACGATGCGGAGAAAGCAGGCTTGCCCTCGCCGTTGACGGTCTTGGCCTCGAACAGAACGGGGAAAGCGAGGCGCACGTTGTTGAGTTTCAGCTTCATGGTGTTCACTCCTTGAAAAAATGGGGGTATTGACGCTTGACCCGCTCGGTGGCTTTCTCGATGGCTTTCACACGCGCGAGCGGGTCGGCTCGCGTGATGGGCGTTTGTGCCGCCTGTTGCAGCAGGCGCATGGCCTCGGGCGGCAGCGTCGTTTGAACAGGCTGGCGGTTCTTCACACCAAGTCCTCCACGGTTTCCCCGCTCACGTCCGCGAAGTCGTCGGCTGCGGCCTGGATGACCAGGGCCGGGCGCTTGTCGGATTCGGGGGCGACGCTGGGCTTGCCATCGGACTGCGTGATGAAGCCCTGCAACTTCGGCCACTGGCGCGGGCCGATGTCGCCGGCCTTGTGCAGCTTCTCGGCGGTGGTCGGACTGATGAGGGACAGGTCGTACATTTGCTCGACCTTGAGACGCATGGCCTTGAGCGCGGCCTCGACCTCGGCGTCGTTCGTCCAGCGGCGGGCACCGCGGCGACCTTCCACCAGCTTGAAGCCGGGCACCGGATGGCCGGCCAGCAGTTCGGCTTCGGCCTTCGCGCGAATGGCCTTGCACCAGGACTCGACCAGATCGACCGCGCCCAGCAGGTTGCCGAGGATGGCGTTGTCTACCGTGCGCTCGGCGGCGTGCTCGATCCGCGGCGCCACCGGCTTGGACACGTCCACGAAGTCGTCGGCGACGGTGGACAGCACGTGGTCGCGCAGCGCCGGACACGTGGCCTTGGCCTTGCAGAATCGACATTGCTTCTCACCGGGGGCCAGGTCGTCGGGCTTGACCTCGGCGGCCGGCTTGCCGATGAACTGCAGCGCACGCTCGGCGGCCGGCTTGCTGTTGGCGACGAAGGAATCCAGGCTCGCGCCTTCGCCCTGCGAGGCGATGGGCATGTCCCACTCGCTGATATGGTCGAGGCGCGGCTGCACGATGACCAGGCGCACGCGCTTGAAGTCACCCAGGAACTCGAACTCGTCCAGGGCGGCGCGTGCGTAGATCGCCAGCTGCTCGTTGCGCTCGGCGTCCACCTTCACGCCACGGCCATATTTCAGGTCGGCAACGATGAGTTCGTCAGGCAGCAGCACCACGGCGTCGGACGTGCCCTTGGCGCCAGCTTCGCCGGTGACAGCCTCGACGCTCAACCGCTGCTCGACCATCAGTTCACCGCCCAAGGCGCGCACGTAGTCGATGTACTTCTGCACGTGCTCGGCCATTTCGGCGGTGACTTCCCAGCCCTTGCCGTTCACCTCGATGATGCGGCCCAGGAAGGCGCTGGCGTCCTGCCCGTTCGTCAGCGACATGGCGGCCAGTTCGTGCGCGGCCGTGCCCTCGTCGGCGAAGTCGCTGGAATCATCCGGGCATTCGGCTTCCAGGGCCACGCTGCCGGGGCAGTGCAGCCAGCGGTGCGCGCTGCTCGGGGAAAGTTGCGCGTGCGTGCTCATGCCAGTACCTCCTGCGCCGCCGCGCTCGAATCTTCGAGAATCGCCGCCCACGTGTCGGGCAGCGAGCAGTTCGCGGGGGCGTCGCGGAACATCGGCGCGATGTCGGCGTCGAGGTGGCCTGCGATGCCGCAGCCGACGCGAGTAATGAAGAAATGCAGATGCGGGTGGGCCGTGGCGTAGGCGATGAAACGCTCGACAGCCGCGCCGATGGCGGGCAGCGACAGGCGCGACACGACGGTCACGGCGACCGTGGGGATGGCGTAGGCGTGGCCGGTACGCCCTTCGGAAACGCCCCAGGCCGCGCCGTACTCGCTGTGTGCAGCGGCTGCTGCGCCGCCCAGGTGTGCGCCGCGCAGATTGCTGCCGAACACGAAGATGTGCCCGGCGGGCGCGGCGCTACCGTCAACATGGAATTTGCGCGCGGTCATTCCGACACCTCCACGAACTTGTGGTTGTCGTCGAGGCGGTACTTGGTGTCGGCCTTGATACCGTCCTCGCCGACGTAGCCCAGGACGGTGCGGTAGCGTTCGGCCTTGGCGTCCCACCACTGGATGCGGAGTTCTCCTTTCTCGCCAGCGGTGGCCGTGCCGGATTCGCCAGCGGTGGCCGTGCCGCGATAGCCAGCGGTGGCCGTGCCGGATTCGCCAGCGGTGGCCGTGCCGCGATAGCCAGCGGTGGCCGTGCCGCGATAGCCAGCGGTGGCCGTGCCGCGATAGCCAGCGGTGGCCGTGCCGCGATAGCCAGCGGTGGCCGTGCCGCGATAGCCAGCGGTGGCCGTGCCGCGATAGCCAGCGGTGGCCGTGCCGCGATAGCCAGCGGTGGCCGTGCCGCGATAGCCAGCGGTGGCCGTGCCGCGATAGCCAGCGGTGGCCGTGCCGCGATAGCCAGCGGTGGCCGTGCCGAGGGCGCCCACTTCCGCAACTCCACCATCGCCCACTTCGCGCACAAGCCCGATCACGGCGACATTCAGGGCCTTGGGTTCATGGGCGAGGATGTAGGCCGCCGCGTCGCTGCGCGACCCGATGAAGCGCACGACAGCACGCGGGAACTTGCACTTGCCGCCCAGCATCGTGATGCTGTCGCTGGGCACTTCCAGCACGTACCACTTGGCGTCCGGGTCTTGCCAGTAATCGACGCAGCCGTGGTCGCCCTGGCCGAACAGCCAGCCGTGCAGGCCGTGGCCGCAGTTCTTGTTGTCCTTCCAGTCGGGCGCGACAATCTCGGCGCCGACCGTCTGCGGCCAGGCGAAGCCGTTGCGGCTGGTGTAGTCCGACCGGCAGACGCGCAGCACCAGCGAGGTGCCGAGGGCGGACTTCGCCGCCTTCTTGGGGGTCTTCTTGGTGGGGGCGGTCATGGCGTCAGCCCTCCATCGCCTGATTGCACGCGGCGAGCACGTCGGCGAACTGCTCGGGCTTCACGTCGGGCAGCTTCGCGGCGCCGAACTTCGACAGGACAGCGACCGCGGCGTCGCGGCCCTTGACGCGGGCCAGCTTGGTCACAGCGTCGGCGGTGTCCTGATACGTCGGAGCGGCATCGCCGGCGGCAGCATCCTGGCCGGCATCACCAGCCTGCACGGGCGCGGAGTTCTCGGCCTTGGATTCGGGCGCATCGGCCGCCCCCACCTCGGCAGTAGGGGGCGTAGGGGCAGTCGCTGCCGTCGTCTTGGCAGACGTGGCGCGCGGCTTTTTTTCGGTGCTGGCTTCCTGCTGGGCGGCCGGGGCCTCGGCGGCGACCGCAGCGACCTGGGCGGCGGTTGTCGGGACGCCGGCCTTGATGGCGGCGATGAGGTCGCGCAACGCGCTGGTGTTTTCCTGGATTGCTGCTTCGAGGGACATGGTGATTACTCCTTGTTTGCGGTGGTGGTGAGTTCGGACAGGCGCGAGAAAACATCCCCCGCGTCCTCAACGAGGGCGCGGAACTGCTTGGCAAGGTCGAGTTCGGCCTTGAGGGATTCGGGGGCGTCGAGGTCGGCAGCGGCCAGGGCGTTGAGCAACGCGGCCGTGTTGGCGGGGCCGATGAGCATGGCGTCGCATAGTTGTGCGAGCGCGCCGGGTTCAATGTCGTGGGCGTCCAGCGTGTCGAGGGTTTCGCACAGGACGCTGGCGTCGAGTTCGCGTTCCGTGACCAGTTCGTAGGCTTCGGAGTCGTGCGTGTCGAGCAGCGCCTCGAAACGCCGCAGGCACTCGGCCTCGATGGCGGAACTGGTGAGGGGGTCTTGCACGGCGAGGGCGTGCCGCAGGAATTCTTCGTCGGTGAGGGTGCGCAGGTTCATGGGCTTCGCCTTTCGTTAAATGCGTAGGCGCATTATGCGGAAAGGAATTTGCCCATGTCAATGCGTCAGCGCATATTTTTAGGCGTGAAAAAGCCCGCGCGCGGCGGGCTGGTCAGGCGGTGCTGCAGCAGTTACTGGTGCTTGTGGCCGGTGTAGGCCCACCAAGCGGCACGGTATGCCTTGAGGCCCTGCCACGCTGCGTAAAGCAGCAGGTAGGGCCAGAAGCAGGCCCAGGCGAGCAGCCAAAGGAGCACGCCTTCCCGCGAACCGAGGCGCTGTTTCCACGGCAACACAGCGAGGCCCAGCAGCACGCCGGCGGCAAGGTATGTCAGGTAGTAGATCATCATTCAGGCACCCACTTTCCGATGACCACGCCGCAGATCGTGGCGTCGCCGTTGATGGGGATATAGCGCGGTTGCCAGTCGGGGTTCAACGCCTTGAGCAGCTTCCGGCCGTCTTCTTCCAGGTACTGCTTGAATGTCGCCGCGACCTGGGATTCCAGCCGGGCCACCACGCGGTCGCCAGGCTTCGCTGCCACGTCGGGGTCAACGAATATCACGTCGCCCGGCTCGTAGCTGGGCCGCGCGCCGGGGTTCTTCATGCTTTCGCCCTCGACCGTCAGGCAGAACGTGCGCGGCCCGTGCTTCACCGGACAAGGCAACCATACCTTAGCGTCGTCGCGCTGAAAAGTCCCCGCTATCTCGCACCACTCGCCGGCCTGCACCGAGGTGAGCAGCGGCACCAGGCCCCTGATGTTCGGGCCTTCGCGCACGTTGGCCCGCGCGATTGCCTCGGCCGGCAAGCCCGTGGACAGGTCGCGCGTGAGCAGATCGTCCACCGTCACGCCGAAGTAGTCCGCCAGCTTGCGTAGCGTTTCCCCACTGGGGCGCTGATTGATGCCCTTCTGTATCCGGTGCAGTGTCGGCTGGGATATGCCGACTTTCTCGGCTATCGAAGTCGCGTTTTCGCCCCGGACACGGAACAGGTAGTTGATGTTTTGCGCAAGCGTGGTCATCGGGGAAATATACGTTAACGCATGGTTTTATTCAAGGCTATTCCATTTTATGCGCCTAGGCATATAATGCGTTGACGCATTCCGATGGAGAAAGCCATGCCCGCCACAACACCGACAATTCCCGCCGCCTACACCCAGCGGCCCGACGAATTGGTCTGCGCCCTCATTCGCGCCGGCTGGTCGCAAGAACAGATCGCCGATGCCACCGACGTATCCCAGCCCACCATCTGCCGCATCTACAGCGGCCGGCACAAAGACCCGCGATACAGCGTGGTCGAGAAGCTGCGCCACCTCGTGCTCAACCTCGACGACTTTCAGCAGGTGACGCGATGACCGGCGCCCCCTGGCAACTGATTCAGGGCGAGGCCCTGCCCGCGCTCATCGCCATGCCGAGCGAAAGCGTGGACGCCGTTATCACCGACCCACCCTACAGCAGCGGCGGGTTCTCGCGCGACGACAAGGCCAAAGACCCCGACGCGAAGTACACGCAAAGCGGCTCGCAGGGGCGCTACCCGACGTTTTCCGGCGACTCGCGCGACCAGCGCAGCTATCTGACTTGGTGTTCCTTGTGGATCGCCGAGTGCGTGCGCGTGCTCAAGCCCGGCGGCTACTTCATGGCCTTCACCGACTGGCGCCAACTGCCGCTGATGTCCGACGCGGTGCAGGCCGGCGGCGTGTTCTGGCGCGGCCTCATCGCCTGGGACAAGGGCCGTGGCGCCCGGGCGCCGCACAAAGGATATTTCCGGCACCAGTGCGAATACGTGGTGTGGGGCACCAAGGGCGCGGCCGTGCAGTTGGAGCACGATGGCCCGTTCGACGGCTGCATCCAGGCCGTCGTGCGCCGCGACGACAAGCACCACCTGACTGGCAAGCCCACGGCACTGATGCGCGAACTGGTACGGCCTGTCATGCCGGGGGGGGTGGTGCTAGACCCGTTCGCAGGAAGCGGCACAACAGGGGTCGCTGCAGTCCTTTCTGGTCGACGATTCATCGGCATCGAGCGCGAGACAGCGTATGCCGAAATCTCGCGCACGCGCCTGGCAGCAGCCGAGGCCGAGTTCTACGGCGTGGCCGATTTGATCTGACCGGGGAGACGACAACTTGAGTTCCGATTTTCAAACACACGGCCGCGCCCTGCTGGGCAACGGCTACCTCATCATCCCCATCAAGCCCGGCCACAAGCGCCCGGCGCTGGACAACTGGCAAACCGCGCGCCTGGGCGCGGCCGACCTGACGCGATACCCCGAGCACGGCGTGGGTGTCCTCTGCGGCCAGGGGGCACAGCCTGTCGTCGCCATTGACGTGGACACGACCGACGCGGAACTGGCCGCGCGCTTCGTCGCCTGGTGCCAGGAGCACCTGGGCGCGACGTGCGAGCGCGTGGGCAACGCGCCCAAGATTCTGCTGGCCTACCGCGCCGAGTCCGAGGGCTGGGGCAAGGCCACCGGCGCGTGGTTCGAGGACTTGGCCGGCGACCGCCACCGCCTTGAAGTGCTGGGCAAGGGCCAGCAGTTCGTCGCCTACCACGTCCACCCCGACACCGGCCGGCCTTATGAGTGGACGGACTTCTTCGGCGGACTGGACGCCATGCGCGCGTCCGACCTGCCGGTCATCACCGAGGCCCAAGTCGAGGAAGCCTTGCAGGTGTTCGAGGCGATGGCAGAGGAATGCGGCCTCGCGCGCGTGACCGGCAGCAAGTCCCGCACGGGCCTGACCTCGGCGCCCGAGGATGACCCGCTGATGGCCTACGAGCCGCCGGTGGGTATCGACCTGGCCGAAGCGCGGCGCCTGGTCGCCTACGTCGATAACGAGGACTACGACACCTGGCTGAAAGTCGGCATGTCGCTGCATCATGAGTTCGATGGCAGCGGCGAGGCCCTGGCTTTGTGGGACGAGTGGTCGGCGACGGCCAGCAACTACGCCAGCAGCGAGGACGTGGCGCGGCGCTGGGACAGCTTCGGCAAGTCCGGCCGCAACCCGACGACGGCGCGCTGGCTGCTCAAGATCGGCAACCAGGGCAAGCGCGACGCCGTGCGCGCCGAGAAGCGCACCGCGCTGGACGATGCCAAGGCGCTCATCCTCGCGTGCGCCGACAGCATCGACCTTGTGAACGACGTGGCGCGCCGCGCTGGCGAGGCCGCCGGCACCGATCTGGCACTGCGCGCGGAACTGGCCGGCCTCATCCGCGCCCGGTTCAAGGAACTGACCGACACCACGCTGCCGGTGGCCGACGTGCGCGCCGCGATGGCCGGCGGCCGCAAGGTCGTGCCGTTCAACAAGCAGCGCCGGCAGATGACCGAGTTCGGCAATGCCGAGCGGATGCTCGACCACTACGGCGACGGCCTCATGTACGTGCCGGAAATCGACGGCTGGTTCACCTGGACAGGCATCTACTGGCGCCGCGCCGCCGGCGTCGAACTGGAACACCTCGCCAAGGAAACCATCCGCGCGCTGCCCGACGAGGCCAAGGCCATCGAGTCCGACGCCGAGCGCGCCGAGTTCTTCAAGTTCTGCGCCGTGTCCCAGCGCGCGGTCATGGTGCGCAACATGGTGAGCCTGGCGCAGTCCGACCCGCGCGTGGTCGTCGGCGTGGCCGACCTGGACAAGGCGCCGCACCTGCTGGGCGTGGGCAACGGCGTGGTCGATCTGACCACCGGCAAGCTGCTGCCGCCCGACCAGGCGTACCGCGTGACCACGATCACCGCGACGGAATACGACGCCGCGGCCACCTGCCCGCTGTTCGAGCAGACCGTCGCCGACGTGTTCTTCGGCGACGCCGACATGATCGGCTTCTTCCAGCGCCTCATCGGCTACAGCCTGATGGCCCAGCCCACCGAGGACGTGCTCGCCATCCCCTACGGGTCGGGCAGCAACGGTAAGTCCACGGTGCTGGGTGCCATCCGCGACGTGCTGGGCGAGCACGCCAAGATGGCGAGCGCGGACACGTTCTTGAGCAGCGGCGCGGCCGGCGCCACCGCGGGCAGCGCGCGCGAGGACGTGCTGCGGCTGCGCGGCGCGCGCTTCGTGTACGTGTCCGAGCCGGACGAGGGCAGCGAGTTGCGCGAGGGCCTCATCAAGTCCATGACCGGCGGCGAGCCGCTGCCGGCGCGCGGCCTGTATTCCAAGACCACGGTGGAGGTGGCGCCCACCTGGGTAGCTTTCATGCCGACCAACCACCGGCCCATCGTCAAGGGCGACGACCACGCCATCTGGCGCCGCCTGCTGCCGGTGCCCTTTACGCGCAACTTCGACCAGGACTTGACCTTGACGAAAGACCCCGACCGCGCCGAGAAGCTGGCGGCCGAGGCCGCCGGCATCCTCGCGTGGTGCGTGCGCGGCGCGCTGGCATACCAGCGCCAGGGCCTGCGGCCGCCGGGCGCGGTGCGCCAGGCGCGCGACGACTACAAGAGCGACATGGATTTGCTGGCCGAATGGCTGGACGAGTGCTGCGAGGTCGGCCCGGCCTACGTGGAAAGCAACGCGCGCCTGTGGGCGTCGTGGGAAGCCTTCGCCAAGGCGCGCGGCGAACTGCGGTTCATTGCCTCGGCCAAGAGCCTGGGGCGCCGGCTGGACAGCAAAGGATTTTCTTCTATCGACAGCACGCATGGAATACGCGGCAAGGGTCGTCGAGGCATCCGCGTGCGGCGCGTGGGGGACTTCGAGTGATGCGCGCGGCGTCAGCTTTGCAGGCTAAGGCACTGGTACTGCACCCGGTAGGTTTTCGACCAGCAGGGGCTGACGCCCTGAGCATGACACGTTTTCAGGATTGGGAATTGTCCTTCACGGTACATATCCGCGCCGCTGTAGCCCCAGTTCTTGCAGCGTCGGTCGGCTTCGGTGTTGGCTTGGTTGATGTCCCACTCGACAGGGGTTTCCGTGACGCCGTATTTAGCGGGTACGTCGATGCCCAAGGTCACACTGCCGTCAGCCTTGCTTCCGCCGACCATTACCCAATTCGCCCGCTCCATCGGGGCGGCGCAGCCTGCCAAAAACAGCACGCCTATGGCAATCAGCAATTTTTTACTTATTCGCATTTTCTTGCGCCTTATGGAATCGCAGCGGGCGCGCTGGCGGTGGCCCGGCTTTGCAATACGCATTTTATTACGTGCTCAAAGCGCCGGGCAACTTGGGTTTGCCTCGTTTGCCTCGTTTCTACCCCATTTTTTAGGAAGTTTCTCATACGTGTACATGAGAAAGTTACTCAAAAAAGCATGAGAAACGAGGCAAACGAGGCAAGCAAAAAATTGCACGTTCAAGGAGGGCGGCGCCATGCTGAAAACCGTGGCGGTGAATGATGCCGGCTTGCGAGTCGGCGAGGATCACCCGAATGCCAAACTGACGGATGCCGAGGTCGAGCGCATCCGCGAACTGCACGAGGTCGAGGGCATGAGTTACGCCGTGCTGGCCGAGAAGTTCGAGCAGTCCAAGGGCGCGATTGCAAAAATCTGCCGATACGAGCGGCGCGGCCAGTTCGCGGTGCGCGTCAAGACCGTGCCTGTCCGTTGATGGCATCCATCGCGCGCGATGCGCGAGCCGACCAGGCCGGCGGGTGCCCGTGCCTTCGGCGACGCGCGCAAAACTGCGCGCATGAAAAACGCCTCGACCTACACCGAAGCCATCGCCACCGAAATCTGCGACCGCATCGCAGACGGCGAGCCGCTGCGCCAAATCTGCCGCGACGAACACATGCCGGCATGGCGCACGGTGTACCACTGGATTGAGGCCCGCCCCGAGTTCGCCGAGCGCATGGAGCGCGCCCGCCGCGCGGGCTTTGATGCCATCGCCGAGGAAGCCCTCGAAATCGCCAATACGCCGCAGACCGGCGAGGAAACCGAGGAATCGGACGACGGCTACAAGGTCAAGCGCGGCGACATGCTGGGCCACCGCAAGCTGCAAGTCGAAACCCGCCTGAAGCTACTGGCAAAGTGGCATCCGACCAAGTACGGCGACAAGACCAGCATGGAACTGACCGGCGCCAACGGCGGCCCGGTGCAGATCAACGATACCGAGCGCGCCGCGCGCATCGCGGCCATCGTTGCCGCCGCCCAGCAGCGCGCCCAGCGTGCTGCCGCCGGTGAGGACGACGACCCCGCCGCGGGGCTGGTATGAGCAGCGTTGCCGAAATCCGCCGGCTGATGACGTACATGACGCCGGCAGAACTCGCCGAGGTGGACGCGCTGCTGGCGACCGCGCCGCCGTGGTTGCCACTGCCTGGGCCGCAGACCGCGGCGTACAACTCCGACGCCGACATCATCGGCTACGGGGGCGCTGCCGGCGGCGGCAAAACCGACCTCATCGCGGGCCTGACCCTGACCAAGCACGAGCGCGCCCTCATCGTGAGGCGCGAGAAAGCACAGACCGAGGGCTTCGTGCAGCGCATGACGGAAATCATGGGCGGCACGGACGGCTACAACTCGCAAAAGGGCTTCTGGCGCCTGCCCGGTGGCCGGCTATGCGAACTGGCCGGCCTGGACAATCCCGGCGACGAGCGCCGGTGGCAGGGCCGGCCGCACGACCTCAAGGCATTCGACGAAGTGACCGAGCAGCGCGAGCAACAGGTGCGCTTCGTCATGGGCTGGAACCGCACCAACAAGCCGGGCCAGCGGTCGCGCGTGCTCATGACATTCAACCCGCCGACCACGAGCGAGGGCCGGTGGGTTATCGACTTCTTCGCCCCGTGGCTGGACAAGAAGCACCCGCTGTATCCCACGGCGCCGGGCGCGCTGCGCTGGGTGGCGATGCTGCCCGATGGTAACGGCGGATCGCGCGACACGTGGTTTGACTCGGACGGCAACCCGCTGTCGTCGGCCCCCTTTGTGCTGGTGGGTGGGCGCGTCGAGTACGACTTCGACCCCGCGGACTACAACCCCGAGGACATCATCCAGCCCAAGTCGCGCACGTTCATTCCGGCGCGCGTGACCGATAACCCGTACTACGTCGATAGCGGGTATCTCGTCACCCTGCAATCGTTGCCCGAGCCATTGCGCAGCCAGATGCTGTACGGCGACTTCAACGCGGGCATCGAGGACGACCCGTGGCAGGTCATTCCGACAGCATGGGTCGAGGCCGCGCAGGCGCGGTGGAAGCGGCCCGACCGACTGGCACCGATGGACAGCCTGGGCGTGGACGTGGCCCGCGGCGGGCGCGACAACACCATCCTGGCCCGCCGGCACGCCATGTGGTTCGACGTGCCGCTGACCTACCCCGGCAAGGACACGCCGGACGGCCCGACCGTGGCCGGCCTCGCCATCGCCGCGCTGCGCGACCACGCGGTCATCCACCTGGACGTGATCGGCGTGGGCGCCAGCCCCTACGACTTCCTGGCGCAGGCCAAGCAGCAGGTCGTCGGCGTCAATGTCGCCGAGGCCGCGCGCGGCACCGACAAATCGGGCCGGCTGCGCTTCTTCAACTTGCGCAGCGAGTTGTGGTGGCGAATGCGCGAAGCCCTCGACCCGACCAACAACACGGGCATCGCTCTGCCGCCTGACCCGCGGCTGCTCGCCGACCTCACCGCCCCCACGTGGTCACTGTCCGGCGCCACGCTCAAGGTGGCAAGCCGCGAGGACATCATCGAGAAGATCGGCCGCTCGCCGGACTTTGGCAGCGCCTACGTGCTCGCGCTCATGGACACGCCGAAGCGCGCAGCCGTCGAGGCGCTGGGCCAGGCGCGCAGCCGGCTGGACTACGACCCCTACGCGCGCATGTAGCGGGGTGCCCGTGCCCCGCGCGGTCGCCGCTACTGTGCGCGGCATGGAAACCGCAATCGTCCGTCGCGTCGCCTTCGCTGAATTGGCCGACGCGCCCACCTTCGCCAGTCTGTGCGCCGAATACGCGCATGAATCGGCAAATGCCGACCTCGCCGGGCGTGCGCCTGACCATCACGCCTATGCCGGCATGGAAGCCGCGGGCGTGGCGCACTTCCTTGGCGTATTCCGGGGCGAGGAACTGGTGGGTTTCGCCTGCCTGCTGGTCACGCCGGTGCCGCACTTCAAAGGCCAGTTGATCGGCACCACGGAATCCATCTTCGTAGCCGCGGCGCATCGGCCCGGTGGCGCCGGCATGGCGCTGCTGCGCGCCACCGAGGCACTGGCCCGCGACCTGGGCGCTACCGGCCTGTACGTGTCCGGCCCGACCGAGGGTCGCCTGGTGCAGTTGCTGCCCGCCGCCGGCTACCGCGAAACCAACCGCACGTTTTACCGGGGGCTGCACGCATGACGGCCATCGTCGCCCCCCGCCCGCACCTGCCGGCGATGTCGGCCGAGGCCATCGACCGCGTGCGCCGCCTGGAAGGCGCGCTCGCGGAACTGCCGCAGGTCGAGATTCCCACGGCGCACCTGTTCCACGCCGGCGTGTACGCGCGAACCATCCGCATCCCGGCCGGCGTCGCACTGACCGGCGCGCTCATCAAGGTATCCACCGTGCTGATTTTCAGCGGGCACGCCACCGTGTTCATCGGCGGCGAGGCCGTCGAATTGCGCGGCTACCACGTCATCCCGGCCAGTGCCGGCCGCAAACAGGCATTCGTGGCGCACGCCGACACCGACCTGACCATGCTGTTCCCCAGCGAGGCGCGGTCGGTGGCCGAGGCCGAGGCCGAATTCACCGACGAGGCCGACCTGCTGCTGTCGCACCAGCAGGGGGCCGAAACCATCACCTTCACGGGGGAATAGATCATGTCAGGAGCCGTTACCGCTGTCGCCGTGGGCGCCGCCGTTGGCGTCGGGGCGAGCATGTACATGTCGAACAAGCAGGAAAAGGCACAACGCAGCGCGCAGCAACAAGCCCAACAGCAGGCGCAGCAGCAGGCCGACCAGGCGAAAGCCGAATCCGACCGGCTGACGCAGGAATACCAGAAGCAGACCGAAGCCTACCAACAGCAGGCCAAGATCATGCAGCAGCAACTGCTCGACTCGCAGCAGTCGTTCAACCGCGCGAACCAGAAGCAGCCCAATTCGCAGCGCGCGCTGTCGGCTGTCGGCAGCGCGGCGAAGTCGGGCCAGTCCGGCACCATGCTGACCGGCCCGCAGGGCGTTGACCAATCGGCCCTCACCCTGGGCAAGTCCACTCTGCTGGGGCAATAACGTGGCCGAGCAAACCGAGCGCAAACTGCTGCTTTCGCGCTGGGGGCAACTGCGCACCGAGCGCGAAAGCTGGATGTCGCACTGGAAGGAAATCAGCGACTACCTGCTGCCGCGCGCGGGGCGCTTCTTCGTGCAAGATCGCAACCGCGGCGAGAAGCGGCACAACAACATCCTCGACAACACCGGCACGCGCGCGCTGCGCGTGCTCGCTGCGGGGATGATGGCGGGCATGACCAGCCCAGCCCGCCCCTGGTTCCGCCTGACAACCTCGATTCCCGAACTGGACGAGTCCGCCGCCGTCAAGGCGTGGCTGGCGAACGTCACGCGCTTGATGCTGATGATTTTCGCCAAATCGAACACCTATCGCGCGCTGCACTCCATGTACGAAGAACTCGGCGCGTTCGGCACGGCCAGCAGCATCGTGCTGCCCGACTTCGACGCCGTGGTCTATCACCATTCGCTGACGGCCGGCGAATACGCCATCGCGGCCGACAACCAGGGCCGCGTCAATACGCTGTATCGAGAATTCCAGATCACGGTCGCGCAGATGGTGCGCGAATTCGGCAAGGACAAGTGCAGCACCACCGTGCAAAGCCTGTTCGACCGCGGCGCGCTGGAACAGTGGGTTACGGTCATTCACGCCATCGAGCCGCGCGCCGACCGCGACCCGAGCAAGCGCGACGACCGCAACATGGCGTGGAAGTCGGTCTATTTCGAGCCAGGCGCCGACGAAACCCGCACGCTGCGCGAATCCGGCTATCGGTCGTTCCGCGCACTGTGCCCGCGTTGGGCCTTGGTCGGCGGTGACATCTACGGCAACAGCCCCGCAATGGAAGCCTTGGGCGACGTGCGCCAGCTACAACATGAGCAACTGCGCAAGGCGCAGGCCATCGACTACAAGAGCAACCCGCCGCTGCAACTGCCGGTGTCCGCCAAGAACCAGGACATCAGCACCGTGCCGGGCGGCCTGTCCTATGTGGACGCGGCCGCGCCCAACGGTGGCATCCGTACCGCGTTCGAGGTCAACCTCGACCTGTCGCACCTTCTGGCTGACATCGTGGACGTGCGCGAGCGCATCAAGGCGAGTTTCTACGCCGACCTGTTCCTCATGCTCGCCAACGGCACCAATCCGCAGATGACCGCCACCGAAGTGGCCGAGCGGCACGAGGAAAAGCTGCTCATGCTGGGGCCGGTGCTTGAACGGATGCACAACGAAATCCTCGACCCGCTCATCGAATTGACGTTTCAGCGCATGGTCGAGGCCAACATCCTGCCGCCCCCGCCGCAGGAAATGCAGGGCGTTGACCTGAACGTGGAGTTCGTTTCCATGCTCGCGCAGGCCCAGCGCGCCATTGCGACGAACTCGGTTGATCGTTTCGTTGGCAACCTGGGCGCGGTGGCCGGCATCAAGCCCGAAGTGCTCGACAAGTTCGACGCCGACCGCTGGGCCGACACTTACGCCGACATGCTGGGCATCGACCCCGAGTTGATCGTGCCGGGCAATCAGGTGGCGCTTATCCGCAAGCAACGCGCAGACCAGCAGCAGGCCGCGCAGCAGGCCGCGCTGTTGAACCAGGGCGCGGACACGGCGGCCAAGCTGGGCAGCGTCGATACCAGCAAGCAAAACGCGCTCACCGACGTGACGCGCGCATTCAGCGGGTACACCTGATAGGAGGCCGACATGCCGCTCACCAACATGAAGATGACCCCGAAGGAAGCCGGCACGATGCTTTGCTGTGAATCGGCCTCGGACAACACGCCCGAATACCCGTATGGGCTGTGCATCAACCTGAACACCGAAGCACTCGAAAGGCTGGGCATCGACACGTTGCCGGCAGTCGGTTCCGTGGTCGAAATCACGGCGCGCGCCGTCGTGCAGTCGGTCAGTTCCCGCGATGACGGAAAGCCCTCGCGCAATGTCGATTTGCAGATCACCGACATGGACGTGCAGCCGCGCGATGAGTCGAGCGCGGCGCAGCGCCTCTACGGCGCCAGCAGCATGTCGGCCTGATGGGGTGCCCGTGCCTCGTCGTCCAGCCCATAGAGTGCGCGCATGAGCAATTACGACCCCACCGATATTCGGGGACAGGAACGAGCGCAGGCCGACACCGACCTGCGACGCCGCCTGGCGAAGGATACCGAGGAAGCGGACTTTAAGTGGCTCATGAGCAGCAAGCGGGGGCGCCGCATCGTGTGGCGCTTTCTGGAACGAGCCGGCGTGTACCGGCTTTCGTTCAACACCAACGCGATGGCTATGGCCTTCGCCGAAGGGAACCGGAACGAGGGCCTGCGGCTACTGGCGCAAATCCACACGCTCTGCCCTGAACTCTATGCCGTGATGGTGAAGGAACAGAACCATGACAACCGAAACGCTGATGACGGAAGCCGCAACGACCACTGAAGGCCAGCCCGCATCGCAACCGGCCGCCGAGCAACCCGCTACTGGTGCGGGCAACGACGGCCAACAGCAGCAACAGCCGACCCAGGAGCAAGGCACCCAAGGCCAACAGCCGGCCGCGGGCGCTGCCAAGACCGAGGGCGACGACAAGGCGAAGCCGCAAGGCGCACCCGAGCAATACGAATTCCAGGCCCCCGAAGGCGTGGCATTCGACGACGGTGTGCTGGGCGCCTTTTCCGAAGTCGCCAAGGAACTGGACATGCCCCAGGACAAGGCGCAACTGGTGCTCGACAAGATGCTGCCTGTGATGCAGGCGCGCCATGCCGAGCAAGTTGGCGAGTTCTACGCGGACATCGGCGGCCTGCCCGAAACCTGGGTTGCCTCGTCCACGGCCGACAAGGAGTTCGGCGGCGACAAGCTGCAAGAAAACCTTGCCACGGCCAAGAAGGCGCGCGACGCCTTCGGCACGCCCGAACTCACCACGCTGCTGAACAAAACCGGCCTGGGCAATCACCCCGAAATCATCCGGGTGTTCTACCGGGCCGGCCTGGCAATCAGTGAAGACCGCCTCGTGGCCGGCAACAACGGCAACCAGCCCAAGCAGGGCGATGCGCGGCGCCTCTATGCAGCTTCCAACATGAACCCGTAAAGGAGCGTTCCAAATGCCTACTCTTTCCACCACCAACCCGACGCTGGCCGATGTCGCGGCCCGCATGACCCCGGACGGCAAGATCGACCCGCAGATCGTCGAAATGCTGAACGAAACCAACGAAATCCTCGACGACATGACCGTCATCGAGGCCAACGGTTTCACCGAGCACAAGACCACGGTTCGCAGCGGCCTGCCCACCGGCACCTGGCGCAAGCTGAACTATGGCGTGCAGCCCGAGAAGTCCCGCACCGTGCAGGTCAAGGACAGCATGGGGATGCTGGAAACCTACGCCGAAGTGGACAAGGCCCTGGCCGACCTCAACGGCAATTCCGCCGCCTGGCGCCTGTCCGAAGACCGCGCCTTCATCGAAGGCATGAACCAGACCCAGGCGACCACGCTGTTCTACGGCGATTCCAGCATCGACGCCGAGAAGTTCATGGGCCTGACGCCGCGCTTCAACAGCCTGTCCGCGGAGAACGGCCAGAACATCATCGACGCCGGCGGCACGGGCAGCGACAACGCATCCATCTGGCTGACGGTGTGGGGGCCGAACACCCTGCATACCATCTACCCGAAGGGTTCGCAGGCCGGCCTGCAATCGCGTGACCTCGGCGAGGACACGCTGATCGACGCCGCCGGCGGCCGCTACCAGGGCTACCGCACCCACTACAAGTGGGACATCGGCCTGACCCTGCGCGACTGGCGTTACGTCGTCCGCATCGCCAATGTGGACGTGTCCGAACTGACGAAAAACGCCAGCGCGGGCGCCGACCTCATCGACCTGATGACCCAGGCGGTCGAACTCATCCCGAACGTGGGCATGGGCCGCCCGGCCTTCTACATGCCGCGCAAAATTCGCAGCTTCCTGCGCCGCCAGATCACCAACAAGGTGGCGGCCTCGACGCTGACGATGGAAGAAATCGCCGGCAAAAAGGTGGTCGCGTTCGACGGCATCCCGTGCCGCCGTACCGATGCGCTGCTGCTGACCGAGGCCCGCGTGGTGTAACAGGCCGGGGGCGGGCGACCGCCCCCGATCACGAATCCAGAAAGGAATCCCAGCCATGATTATCGACAAACTGCTCCAAGTCTCGGACGGCCAGGCCGTCACCGCGAGCGCGGCCTCCACCGACGTGATCGACTTCGGCCAGGCCAATCCCAACACCGGCATGGATGACCGCAGCAAGATGGTCATCACGGTGGACGAATCGGCCGACGCCGCCGGCGCCGCGACCGTCACGTTTTCGGTGCAGGACTCGGCGGACAACGCCACCTTCGCCGACGTGGCCGCCACCGGCGCCATCGGCAAGGCCAACCTCGCCGCCGGCAAACAGGTGGTCATCCCTATGCCCACCAAGCTGCGCCGCTACTGCCGTGTCTATTACACCGTCGCCACCGGCCCGCTGACGGCCGGCAAGTTCTCGGCGCAGGTCGTGACCGGCATCCAGCAGAACGTGGCTTATCCCGACAGCCCGCGCATCGCGTAACGAGGTGACAGCATGGAAGTGATCGCACTGAAACAGGGCTATTTCGGCAAGCTGCGCGAGCCGGGCGACAAGTTCGACGTACCGGACGGCGCGAAGGCGTCCTGGTTCGCGCCGGCTTCGGCGGCCCAGCACGCACCCCGCGCCGGTAAGGCCCCCAAGCAGCCCGCCGACAAGAACCCGCAAGGTTCGGACGACAAGTCCGGCGGCGACTTGGTGTAACGAGTCTCCTTCGGTGGGGTGACACCCGCGAACTTACGGGGGCTTCGTGCCCCCGCTTTTTCTTGAGGCGCTTCGATGGCATCCGAGGTTGACATCTGCAATCTGGCCCTGGCCTACCTGGGCGACGAGGCCACGGTGGCGGGCATCAACCCGCCCGAGGGTTCCGTGCAGGCGGAATACTGCGCGCGCTTCTATCCGTTCGCGCGCGACTCGCTGCTCGAACTGCACACCTGGGGTTTCGCCACCAAATGCGCGCAGCTTGCCGCGATGGGCATTTCCCGGCCCGAGTGGCGCTTCGCCTACGCCCAGCCCGCCGACGCCATCAAGATCGTGGCCGTACTGCCGCACGATGCGGCAAACATCGAGGCCGGTATCGACAACGCGCAGCCGTTTAGCTGCGAAATCGACAACACCGGCGCCGACATCATTCTGACCAATCAAGTCAACGCGGTGGCGCGCTATATCAGCTTGGTGAAGGACACGACCAAGTTCTCGCCGCTGTTCGTGCAGGCCCTGGCGTGGCACCTGGCCTCGATGCTGGCGGGGCCACTGCTCAAGGGCGACGTGGGCGCCGCTGAATCGAAGCGGTGCGTCGGCGCGATGCAGGCATACCTGTCGCAGGCGATGGTGTCCGATGCCAACCAACGCAAGACCAAGCCGGCCCATATGCCGGAATGGATGCGCGCCCGCGGCGCCGGCTTCGTGGACGGCAATATCCCCGGCTTGCCGAACGGTTGGAGGGGGTGATGTCCAACGTCCGCGTCCTGCAACGCTCCTTCGGCGGCGGCGAAATCAGCCCGGAAATGTTCGGGCGCATCGACGACGTGAAGTACCAAAGCGGCCTCGCCATCTGCCGCAACTTCGTGGTCAAGCCCCAAGGCCCGGCCGAGAACCGCGCCGGCTTCGCCTTCGTGCGCGAGGTGAAGGATTCGGCCAAGAAGGTGCGGCTCATCCCGTTCACCTACTCGGTCACGCAAACAATGGTGATCGAGTTGGGTGCGGGTTATTTTCGCTTCCATACCAACGGCGGCACGCTGCTGGACGGCGCCGTGCCCTACGAAATCGCCAATCCCTACGCCGAAGCCGACCTGTTCAACATCCACTATGTCCAGTCGGCTGACGTGCTCACGCTCGTGCATCCGAACTATGCGCCGCGTGAACTGCGCCGCCTGGGCGCGACCAACTGGCAACTGGCGACCATCGCCTTCACGTCGCCGGTGGCTACGCCCACGAGCGTGACCGCCACGTCGAACAACAAGGGCACCGACTACACCTACCGCTACGTGGTCACGGCCCTGGATGCCGAGGGTAAAACCGAGTCCGCTCCCTCGTCGGCCGGCACCTGCACCAACAACCTCTTCACCAACGGCGGCGCCAACACCATCGCGTGGTCGGCCTCGTCCGGCGCGTCGCGCTACAACGTCTATAAGGAGCAAGGCGGCCTGTACGGCTATATCGGCCAGACCACCGGCACCTCGCTGGTGGACGACAATATCGCGCCCGACCTGTCCGTCACGCCCCCGATCTACGACGCCGTGTTCAACGCCGCCGGCGATTACCCCGCGGCCGTGTCCTACTTCGAGCAACGCCGATGCTTTGCCGGCACTACCAACAAGCCGCAGAACATTTGGATGACGCGCAGTGGCACCGAATCGGCCATGTCGTACTCGCTTCCCGTGCGCGACGACGACCGGGTAGCCTTCCGGGTGGCCGCGCGCGAGGCCAACGCCATCCGCCATATCGTGCCGCTCACCGAGTTGCTGCTGCTCACGTCTTCGGGCGAATGGCGCGTGGCGTCGGTGAACTCCGACGCGGTAACGCCCACCACCATCAGCGTGCGGCCGCAGTCCTACGTCGGGGCCACCGACGTGCAGCCGGTCGTGGTCAACAACACGACCATCTACGGCGCCGCGCGCGGCGGCCACGTGCGCGAACTGGCCTACAACTGGCAGGCCAACGGTTTCGTCACCGGCGACCTGTCCCTGCGCGCGGCGCACCTGTTCGACAATCTCGACATTCTGGACATGGCCTACGCGAAGGCGCCGCAGCCTATCGTGTGGTTCATCAGCAGCAGCGGCAAGCTGCTGGGCCTCACCTACGTGCCCGAGCAACAGATCGGCGCGTGGCACCAGCACGACACGGACGGCGTGTTCGAGTCCTGCGCGGTGGTGGCCGAGGGTAACGAGGACCGGCTCTATGCCGTCGTGCGTCGCACCATTGGCGGCAACGAGGTGCGGTATGTCGAGCGCATGGCCTCGCGCCAGTTCGATGCCCAGGCGGACGCCTTCTTCGTCGATAGCGGCCTGACGTACTCGGGCGAGCCGGTAAGCCATATCAGCGGCCTGGAGCACCTCGAAGGGAAAACCGTCAGCATCCTGGCCGATGGCGCGGTGCATCCGCAGCGCGTCGTCACTGACGGCGCCATTGACCTGGACGTGGAGGCCGGCACCGTGCATATCGGCCTGCCCATCACCGCAGAACTGCAAACCCTGCCGGTGGCGATGCAACTGGACGGCAGCTTCGGCCAAGGGCGCGTCAAGAACATCAACAAGCTGTGGTTGCGCGTGCATCGGTCGTCCGGCATCTTCGCCGGCCCGCACGCGGACGCGCTCACCGAGGTGAAGCAGCGCACGTCCGAACCCTACGGCTCACCGCCTGCACTCAAGAGCGAGGAAATTCCGCTCGTCCTGTCGCCGAAATGGGGCGACAGCGGGCAACTGTTTGTGCGGCAGGCCGACCCTCTGCCGTTGATGATCGTGTCGATGTCGGCGGAAATCGCCATCGGCGCATAGGAGAAAATGCCATGTCAGGAGCAACATCAGCCGTCGCCCTGGGCGCATCCGCCGCCAGCATGGGGTCGGGCCTGGTAGGCAGCTATTACGGCGCGCGGTCGCAGCAAAGCAGCCTGCAATTTCAGTCGAACATTGCCCGCATCAACGCGGGCATCGCCAACACCAACGCGGACACCATCGAGTCTATTGGCAACGCCAATGCCGACGCCATTCTGGCGACCGGCGACTTCAACGCGAGCATCGCCGAGTTGGGCGCGCAGTCGGCACTTGAGGCCGGCCAGCAGCAGATCGCCGCGCAGACCCTGAAAGCCGGGCAACTTAAAGGCGCCCAGCGTGCGGCGCTGGCCGCCAACGGCATCGACCTGGGCGAAGGCAGCGCCGCCGAGGTGCAGGTTTCCAGCGACATCGTGAAGCAGATCGACACCGACACGCTGCGCGCCAATGCTGCGCGTACTGCCTGGGGCTACCGGGCGCAGGGCATGGAGGCGCAACTGCAGGCCGGGCTTCAAGCGCTCAACACCCGCACCCAGGCCAAGGTGCAAGGTATCAATCTGCGCACCGGCGCCGGAAGCATGGAAGCCGACGCACTGCTGAAAAGCGGATCGGCCGCCGGCATCAGCCCGGTAGGGGCGGGTTTCTCGTCGCTGTTGTCCGGCGCCGGCGACGTGGCTGATTCCTGGTATCGGTATTCTCAGTCCAAAGGGTAAGAACCATGCCGCGCGTTCCCGTTTATGATTCCCCGCAGGTTTCGCCCAACACGGTGCCGCAGGCGCGCCTGGCGACGCCCAGCTTCGCTACGCCTACGTTCCGCGGCGCGGATGCCCCCGCCTTCCAGGACACCGCGAACCAGCAGGCCCGGCAGTTCAGCCAAGGCGCGCGCCAGTTCAGCAACGACGTGGGCCGCATCGCCGACAGCATGGTGCAGCAGGCCAACCAGTTGCGCGTGGACGACGCACTTAACCGCGCCAAGGAAGCCGCGCTGCGCCTGACCTATGACAAGGACACCGGCTTCGCAAACCTCAAGGGTATCAACGCGCTGGAACGGCCGGAAGGCAAGCCGCTGGCCGACGAGTACGGCGATAACCTCAAGAAGCAACTGGACGAAATTTCTGGCACCCTAGGCAACGACGCCCAGCGCCGGGCTTTCGCGCTCCATTCCAACGACATCCTGACCTCGTTCCGTGGTCAAGCTGTGCAGCACGAGGCCAGCGAGTACAAGACCTACGCGCTTTCCACGTCCGAGGGCATCCAGTCCACGGCGCTGCGCGACATCGCCCTGAACTGGAACAACCCCGACGCCATCAATTCGGCTGTCGATCGCATAAAGGCCGAAACCTTCCGGCAGGCGCAATTGCTGGGCAAATCCGCCGAGTGGCAGGAGGCACAGGCGCGCAAACTGACCAGCAACGCGCACAAGATTGCGCTCATGTCGGCGCTGGAACAAAACAACCCGACCTATGCCTCGGCCTACCTCAACAAGTATTCCGGGCAGATGGACGCCGACGACATCCTCACGGTGCGCGGTCATATCACCAAGGACATGGACGGCCGCGCCGGACTTGCTGCCGCTACCGATGCTGTCGGCAAGGTTCCCATCCAGGTGAGCGATGGCGAGCGCGCGTTCAACATCGCCGTGGGCACCGAGTCAGGCGGCCGACAGTTCGGCGCGGACGGCAAACCGCTTACCTCGCCCAAAGGCGCGGTCGGCATCGCCCAGGTCATGCCCGACACCGCGCCCGAGGCCGCCAAGCTGGCGGGCCTGCCGTGGGACGAGAACCGTTACCGCAACGATGCCGCCTACAACCGCGCGCTGGGCATGGCCTATTTCCAGAAGCAATTGCGCGACTTCGGCGGCGACCTGCCGAAAGCCTACGCCGCCTACAACGCCGGCCCCGGCGCGCTGCAATCGGCGCTGAAAGACGCCAAGGATGGCAACTGGCTGGCGCTACTGCCGAAGGAAACGCAGGACTACGTGGTCAAGAACATGCAGGCGTACAACGCCGGCCAAGGGCGCCCAGCGCGGCCGACACTGGCCGACATCGAGGCGCAGTTGCAGAACGACCCACGCCTGGCCGGCAACCCGGAACGGCTCAAGATTGCGCGCGTGGAGGCCGAGCGCCAATTCAACATGCAGACGGCCGCACTCAAGCAACGCGATGACGAGGCCGTCGCCACTGCGCTGCGCGGCCTGTACGAGAACGGCGGGCGGTTTTCGGAACTGCCGGTGTCCATTCGCGCGAACATCCCGCCCGAGAAGCTGACTAGCGTTATGGGCGCGGCCGAGCGCATCGCCAAAGGCGACGACACCACGAGCCTGTGGCTCTACAACAAGCTGACCAACAGCCCGGACGAGTTGGCGCGCATGTCCGACAACGAGTTCTACGCACTTCGCACCAGCCTGTCTGAGGCCGACTTCAAGCATTTTTCCCAGGAGCGCGCCAAGCGTCTGGGCGCGGCACCCAGCACCAACGGGCCGGGCGACTTGAACAGCCAGGCTATCAAGGCGGGCCTCGACACGCGCCTGCGCATGATGGGCGACGACCCGACGCCAAAGGACGGCAGCAGCGATGCCGAGCGCGTCGGCGCCATGCGCAAATTCATCGACGGCTATTTCATCGCCGCGCAGCGCGAGGCCGGCAAGAAATTCACCGACGCCGAGGTCGAGCAGCACCTCGACGCGCTGTTCATGAAAAACGCCACTGTGCGCGGCTGGTTCTCGAACTCGTCCGTTCCGATCTTGAGCATGAAGGTCGGCGACATCGACAGCGCCACCAAGGACGGCATCAAGGCCGCATACAAGCGCGCAGGCATCGACTCGCCGACCGACGCGCAAATCCTCAATGCGTACTGGAATTTGAAGGTTTCCCGTAAATGAGCAACGAATTCGACGCCGCCGTAGCCGGCACGCTGGGCCAGCAACCCGCCCAGGACACTACCGCCGATCCGTTCGATGCCGCTGTTGCCGGTGTGCTGCGTCCCGACCAGGGGCAGGCAGCGCGGGCCGGTTTCGTTCTCGCATCGGACACTGACCCCGACGCCTACGCGGAAGCGCAGCGCGTGGCGCGTCGCGCCAACCTGCCGATTGAAACCGTGCTCAACCAGCCGAAGGAAGCGAAACGGCAGGACACCATCGGCGCCATCGACTTCGACACGCTGGGCAAGACCTCGCCGGCCACGGCCGCGCTGCTGGCCGACGTGGAAAAGGCCAAGATTGCGCACGACAACGTGGACAACATGACCGGCATCGAGTCGGTACTGTCCAGCCTGGGCACGGCGGTGAAGTATCTGGTCAGCGCACCCGACCAGAAGAACACCCTCATGGGCGATATTGGCGCGGGGTTCGCCCAGGCCAACCGCGGCGCGGCCGGTCTGTTCCAGTCCGTCTTTGAATTGCCCAACAATCTGGTCGGCACCATTCTGCCGGCAAATCCGCTGCAACCTGTCGCCGATCAGTTCGCACAATGGGGTGCGCAGTCCAAAGACCTCGCCAAGCGGCTAAGTCCGCCGCAGTCTGACACCTTGGGCAGTGGTGTTTCGTCCGGCGTACAGTCCCTCACGTCGAACCTGCTCATGCTTCCGCTGGCACTGCTGCCCGGCGGCCAGCCGGCGGCCCTGGGCGGCATGGCTTCGATGACCGGCGGGCAGTCCTATCAGGATGCCCGCTCGCAGGGCCTCACGCCAGCGCAGGCGCTGCCCTTTGCGGTGTCGCAGGCGACCATCGAATACGCCACTGAAAAGCTGCCGGTGTCGCGCCTTATCGGCGACCTGCACGCCGGCTCGCCGCTGCTCAAGACCCTGGCCCATCAGGTCGCCACCGAGGTGCCGGGCGAGCAGGTCGCCACCGTACTGCAAGACCTGAACGAATGGGCCGTTCTGCCCGAGAACAAGGAGAAACCGTTTTCCGCCTACCTGGCCGAGCGTCCCAGCGCCGCAGCGCAAACCCTCATCGCCACGCTAGTGGGCGTGGGCGGGAACGTGGCGGTCATGCGCGGCATTGACCGCACCATCACCACGGCCGACCAGCGCACGCAACGTGCGCAGGCGGCCCAGCAGCAGGCCGAACTGCTCGCACGTTTGAACCAATTGGCCGCAGCCGACAAGGTGCTCGCGCGCGACCCGGACACGTTCGAGCAGTTCGTCGCCAATGCGGCCGAGAACGGCCCGGTGCAGCAGGTGTTCATCGACGCCAATACGCTCATGCAATCCGGCCTGGCCGAACAGGTGGCCGCAGTGTCCCCGGCTGTCGCCGCGCAACTGCCCGAGGCCCTGCAAACCGGCGGGCAGGTCGCCATTCCGGTGGAGGAATACGCCGCGCGCATCGCGCCGACCGAAGCCACGCAGGGCCTGCTCGACCACCTCAAGACCGAGCCGGAAGGATTCAGCCGCGCCGAGGCGCAGCAGTACATGCAATCCCAGGCCGAAGAACTGCGGGCCGAAGTCGAGCGCGCCCTTGGCGAGCAGCAAGGCGACGACGCATTCAAGCAATCGGCCGAGGCCGTGCGCGCTGCCGTCAAGACGCAACTGGACACGGCGGCGCGTTTCACGCCGCAGGTGAATGACGCCTATTCGTCGATGGTCGGGAATTTCTATGCGGTGCAGGCTGCGCGCCTGGGTACTACGCCCGAGGCGCTGTTCCAGCAATACCCGTTGCGCGTGGCGGCGGAAAGCGTGGCCGGCGGTCAGCAGTTCGATCAAGAGCACGGCCCGTTCGGGCCGGTGCTGCGCGACTTCCAGGGCGACGCCAAGGGCGCCATTGCCAAGCTGTTGGAAATGAAAAGTGGCGAGGCCATCGGCGCGCTGCATCACCCGGACATCGGCGACATCGACTTGGTATGGGGAGAAGAAGGCACACGCCGCAGCGACGGCTACGGCCTGGCGAAACTGGCGAAGTGGCACCCCGAGGTGCTGGACGACCTACAGGGCATCCTGTCAGCCATGAAGGTCACGAGCCGCACCGAGAACCGGGTCAATTTGGAATCCGCCGACCATCGGGCCGGCGTGCGCTTGACGTGGGACGATCAAGCAAAACACTGGCTGCTGACCGCCTTCCAGAAGAAAGGAGGCGTGGCCGGTACGAGGACAGGCACTACCGACCTTTTTGTCGAGGATGGCACGGCTCGCCCCGACGACGCCTCGGACGCTATTGTAGATCAGAAAATCGACAAGTTCTACCAGGGCGGGGGCCGGGCGCGCGGCACTTTCGACCCCGCCACGCTCACCGTTTCCCTGCTTAAAAATGCGGATTTGTCCACGTTCCTGCATGAATCCGGCCACTTTTTCCTCGAAGTGCAGCTCGACATCGCCACGCGCCTGGCCGAGAAGCAGCGCGCCGGTGCCACGCTCATCGACGCCGAAACCGAGGTGCAGCGTGATGCGCAAACGCTGCTTGACTGGTTCGGCGTGCGCGACCTGGCCGCGTGGAACGATCTGGACTTCGAGGCGAAGCGCGCCCACCACGAGCAGTTCGCCCGCGGCTTCGAGGCGTATCTCTTCGAGGGCAAGGCGCCCAGCATTGAAATGCACGGCCTTTTCCAGCGGTTCCGCGCGTGGCTGCTCAACGTGTACCGCGACTTGAAGGCCCTGAACGTCGAACTCACGCCCGAGGTGCGCAACGTGTTCGACCGGATGCTCGCCACCGGCGAGCAGATCGCACTGGCCGAACAGGGCCGCAGCATGATGCCACTGTTCGCCACGGCGGAACAGGCTGGCATGACGCCCGAAGAATTCGCTGCCTATCAGGCCCTCGGCGTGGACGCGACCAACGACGCTATTCAAGACCTGCAAGCCCGCGGCCTGCGCGACATGCAGTGGCTGCACAATGCACGCGGCCGCATCATCAAGCAACTGCAAAAGGATGCCGCCGCCCGCCGCGCCGACGTGCGCCGCCAGGTCGCCGAGGAAGTCAATGCGCAGCCGGTGTACCGGGCCGACCGCTTCCTGCGGTATGGTGAACTGGAACTGCCGCCGGGCGCGCCGCAGAACGTGCGCCGCGCCGCCGAGCAGGCCAACGTCGACGGCGCCAAGTTGTCGCTGCCGGCCCTCAAGGAAATGTACGGCGAGGGGGAAAACGCTATCTGGCGATACCTGCCCACCGGCAAGAACGGCCTCGCGGCCAGTGAGGGGATGCACCCCGATACCGTGGCCGAATTGTTCGGCTTTACGTCTGGTGACGAACTGGTGCGCCGCCTGCTGGAAGCGCCCCCGCGCGGCGAGGAAATCGAGGCGCTTACCGACGTGCGGATGCTGGAACAGTTCGGCGAACTGTCCACGCCCGAAGCCATCGAGCGCGCCGCCGATAGCGCCATTCACAATGATGCCCGCGCCCGCTTCGTGGCGACCGAGGCCAACGCGCTGGCCCGCGTTGCGGCTGGCCCGACCCAGCAGATCGGTACTGACCGGCGCGGCCGACCCATCGTGCGCCGCGTGCTGCCCGAAGCGGCACGTGAATACGCGCGCGCCCTGGTGTCCCGGCTCAAGGTGCGCGACATCCGACCCGGCCAGTACACCAACGCCGAGGTGCGCGCGGCACGCAATGCCGACCGCGCGATGAAGGCCGGCGACCTCGCCACCGCAGCGGCCGAGAAGCGCAACCAGCTTATCCAGCACCAGGCCGCACGCGCGGCCTACGACGCCCAGGATGAGGTCGAGCGCGGCCTGCGATACCTGGGCAAGTTCGCCGGCGACATCAAGGGCATCGACGTGGACTATGCCGACCAGATCGCCAATCTGCTGGAACGGTTCGATCTGCGCAAGGGCCAAAGCCTCAAGGCCGTAGACAAGCGCACGGCCCTGGCCGACTGGCTACGCAGCCAGCGCGAGGCCGGGTTCGAGCCGGACATCCCGGCCGAACTCGAAAACGAGGCGTACCGCACGTCCTACAAGAACATGACCGTTGAAGAATTCCGCGGCCTGGTCGATAGCGTGCGTCAGATCGAACACCTGGGCCGCTTGAAGCGCAAGCTGCTGACGGCCGCCGACCAGCGCGACTACGAGGCCGTGCGCGATGAAATCGCCGGCAGCATCCGGGCGCACGCGCAGGGACGCAGCGCCGACACCCGCACGCCCACAACCAACGCCGGCCGCGCGGTGCAGGGCCTCAAACGCTTTTGGGCCTCCCATATCAAGGCAGCGACCTGGGCGCGCGTCATGGACGGCGGCAAGGACGGCGGCCCTATGTGGGAATATTTCGTGCGTTCGGCAAACGAGCGCGGCGACATGGAAACCACGATGCGCGCCGAGGCCACGGGCAAGCTGTCGGAAATCCTCGCGCCGGTGTTCGCCCTCGGCAAGATGGGAGGCAAAGGGCAGCATTTCCCGACCATCGGCCGAAGCCTGAACCGCGAAGCCCGCCTCACCATCGCGCTGAACATGGGCAACGAGGGCAACATCCAGCGCCTGCTGGGCGGCGAAGGGTGGACGCCGGCGCAGATCGCGCCGGTGCTGCAATCGCTGACTGCGCAGGAATGGCAAGCGGTGCAGGCGGTGTGGGATCACTTCGAGGGCTACCGGCCGCAGATCGCCGCCAAAGAACGGCGCGTGTACGGCAAGGAGCCGGCGTGGGTCGAGCCGCGCCCCCTGACCATCACCACGGCAGACGGACAGACCCTGACCCTACGCGGCGGCTACTATCCGATTAAGTACGACCCGGCCGCGAGCCAGCGTGCGGAAGAACACTCGGACGCCGAAAGCGCGCGCCGCCAGTTGCAAGGGGCCTATACCACCGCCACTACGCGGCGCAGCTTCACCAAGTCGCGCGTCGAGGAAGTGTCCGGGCGCCCGCTGCTCTATACCCTGTCCGGTCTGTATTCGGGCGTCAACGACGTGATTCACGACCTGGCGTGGCACGAGTGGTTGATCGACGCCAACCGGCTGCTGCGTTCGCAGACCATCGACGGCGCCATCCGCGAGCACTACGGCCCCGAGGCCAAGCAGCAGTTCAAGACCTGGGCGGCCGACATCGCCGAGGGTGAGCGCGGCGCAGATGCTGCCGTGGACATCGCGCTGTCCCGGCTGCGTCAGGGCGTCAGCGCGTCGGGCCTGGGCTTCAACGTCATGAGCGCCCTTATGCAACCGCTGGGCATCACGCAGTCCATCGTGCGCGTGGGCGCGCCGTGGGTAGGCCGCGGCGTCATGAAGTACCTGGCCGCCCCGGTGGGTCTTACGCGCGAGATCAACGCCAAGTCCTCGTTCATGGCGAATCGGGCGCGGACGCGCTTCCGCGAACTCAACGAGTTGCGCAATCAGGTGCAGGATGGTTCTGCCACGAAGGAATGGGTCGGCCGCAATGCCTATTTCCTGATGATGCGATGCCAGCAGATGGTGGACGTGCCGACGTGGTGGGGGGCCTACGAAAAGGCCGTCGCCGAGGGCAACGACGAAACCCGCGCCGTGTCCCTGGCTGACCAGGCGGTCATAGATTCCCAGGGTGGCGGGCAAACTAAAGACCTTTCCGCTATTGAGCGCGGCGGCCCAGCGCAGCGGCTTTTCACCGTGTTCTATTCGTTCATGAACACGGCCCTGAACATCGGCGTGGCGCAGACCATGAGCGCGGACACTCCGGCCAAGCGCGCGAAGCTGGCGGCGGACTACGCCATGCTCTACGTGGTGCCGGCCGTGCTGGGCTACTTCCTCAAGGATGCGCTGACGCCTGGCGATTCGGGCGACGACGACCCCGAAAAACTCGCCAAGAAACTGCTCGCCAACCAGATCGACTACCTGATGGGCCTCATGGTCGTGGTGCGTGAGTTCGGGGAAGCAGCCAAGACCGTGACAGGCGCCAACGACATGGGCCGCGACTACACCGGGCCGGCCGGCCTGCGCCTGATTGCCGACGTGGGCCGGTTCGCCACCCAGACGCACCAGGGCGAGTTCGACGACGCTTTCCGCAAAGCTGCCGTCAATGTCGTGGGCGACCTGTTCGGCCTGCCCAGCGCGCAGATCAACCGCACCGTTACCGGCGTGCAGGCCCTGGCCGAAGGCAAAACGCAGAACCCGGCGGCTATCGGCTTCGGGTTCCAAGAGGCCCGCTAAGGGTGCCCGTGCCTCACCCCTGGGGAAGTAGCCTTGCGATGCTTCCCCAGGGGTTTTTACCATGTCCGTCCAAAGCACAGATCGGGTCGCGGGGCCGTATCCCTGCAATGGCCTGACCACACAATTCCCGTTCGACTTCAAGGTGTTCAACACCGGCGAAGTCGTCGCCATTTTGAGCGACGCAGACGGTGTGGAATCCACCTTGACCCTGGGTACGGACTACACCGTTGCGCTGAATGACAACCAGGACTCCAATCCCGGCGGCACACTCACCACGCTGGCGACCTATGCCACTGGTTACAAGATCACGCTGACCAGCGAAGTCCCTAATACCCAGCCCGAAACCCTGACCAACCAGGGCGGCTTCTACCCCAAGGTCATCGAGCACGCGCTTGACCGGCTGGTTATCCAAATCCAGCAACTCGCCGACAAACTTAGCCGAACCGTGCAGGCCCCCATTTCTGGCGGTCTGTCATCGAGCGAGATTTTGGAGCAGCTTGCTGAACAGCTACCGCTGGTTTCCGCCGTGTACGGCCACCTCGCCAACATCGACGCCGTGGCTACCAACGAGGCGGACATCGACACGGTGGCGGCCAGCGTTGGCGCCGTCGATACCGTGGCGGGCGACCTGGGCGGAACCTGGGCGGCCGGCGTGTCCTACGACTTTGGCAGCATCGCCGTACCCCCCATCGGCAACACCTCGCCGCCCGGCGGGAACATCGTCATTGTCGCAAACAGTATCGGCAACGTGGACACGGTTGCTGAAAACATCGGCGACGTGAGCACCGTCAGCACGCACCTGTCGAGCATGTTGGCTGTCGCCAACGACATCGACAGCGTGGTATCCGTGGCCGGCGACCTGGAAAATATCGACGCCGTGGCCGACAACGCCGCGAACATCAACACGGTGGCCGGTGCCAACGCCAACGTCAACACCGTGGCGTCCAACATCCTCGACGTGGGCACGGTAGCCGGCAATATCGACGACGTGCAGGCGGTGGCAGGCAATGCGGCAAACATCAACGTCGTAGCCGACAACGCAGACAACATCAATGCGACCGCTGCTAACCAAGCGAACATCAATGCAGCGGTCGGCAATGCCGACAACATCAATGCAGCGGTCGCCAACCAGGCGAATATCAACGCAGTAGTCGGTAATGCCAACAATATCAATGCGGTAGCGGCGAACGAAGGAAACGTCAACACGGTTGTCGATAACCTCGCAGACGTGCAGACCGTCGCGGGCATCGCTGCCGACGTTTCCACCGTGGCCGAAAACGAGGCCGCCGTCGCCGCGCTGGGCAACGACCTGACCGGGCAACCTATGGTCATCGACTACGGCGACCTGTCGCCGGCCAGCAATCCCGCAGCGCCAGCCGGCGTGCTGGGCGCAGTGTGGGCGAACGCCGAGAACATCGCGGCCGTGGCCGAGAACATCGCGGTCATCATCGAAGCAGCCAACAACTTGCCGGCCATTCTCGCCGCGCTATCCGGCGCGCTGGTGCCCGCCAACAACCTGTCCGATCTTGCCGACCCTGCGGCAGCGCGGGCCAACATTGGCCTGGCTGACCTGGGCGGCATCGCATAACTAGGAGCCAACCATATGAGTACCGCAGTCCAGTTCCGCGGCGGCACGACCGCCCAGCACGCCACGTTCACGGGCGCCGCCCGTGAGATTACCGTCGATACCGACAAGAACACGGTCGTTGTGCATGACGGTGCCACCGCTGGCGGCTTCCCCCTGGCGCGGCACGATCTGGTGAAAACGGCTTTCATCAAGGCCGACAAGTCGGCCGTCGCCTTCACGCGCACCGGCAACGCAACGGCCAGCATCAAGGCTGGCACCATCGTGGAGGTCAACGGCAAGCTGGTGCAGTTCACCGCCGACACGGCCATCACCATGCCGGCGCTGACGGCCGGCACCGACTACGCCATCTACGTCTGCGACGATGGCACGGTGCGCGCCGATTCCAACTTTTCGGCGCCCACTGGCTACACCTCGACCACGGCGCGCAAGGTGGGCGGCTTCCACTATGCGCCGGGAAGCAACGCTGCAGCGCAGGCTGGCGGAAACACCACGGCGCAGATCAACGAATACAGCCTGTGGGACATCAAGTTCCGCCCGGCTGCGCTCGACCCGCGCGGCATGACGCTGGTGGCCGGCGCGTTTTGGGCGGACATCTATCTGCTAGGCGTCAACCACCTGACCGATGGCACCAGCAAATACAACGTGACCATCGCGGACGGCAGCGCGTCCCCGAAGAAATCTACCAAGTTCGGCGGCGACGGCAGCGCGGCCTACAGCGACGGCGCCTGGTACAACTTCGCCGAGGTCATGACTCACCACGGCAAGCGCCTGCCCAACTACAACGAATTCCAGGCGCTGGCTTTCGGCACGACCGAGGCTACGTCCAGCGGCGGCACCGACGTGCCCACCACCGGCGTGAACGGCACGGGCGCCACGAGCGCGTGGAACATCTTCACGTCCAAGTGGGGCGTTGTGCAGGCGTCCGGTTGCTTGTGGACGTGGGGTAACGAGTTCGGCGGCGTGAATGGCGCATCCGAATACACGGCCAACACTGGCGGCCGCGGATCGGTGTACGCCCAGCCCGCTGCTGCGCTATTCGGCGGCGCCTGGAACGGCACGTCGCTCTCGGGTTCTCGCGCTGCGCTCTGGTACAGCGGGCCGTCGTTCTCGTTCGCGTTCTTCGGGGCGCGCGGCGTCTGTGACCACCTGATTCTTGAGTAGCGGGGCCGAAAGGCCCCGCCAAGGCAACCGATGGAACCCATCGAGGAAGCGACAAAGTGCTACGACCAAATGCTCATTGTGGAACGGTACGAAAGGGTTATTTCGTACCTGTATCCCATTGCGCAAAGCATCCCGAGGAAGCACGGCGTTGCGCGGGAAATGTTCCTGAAGTGCCTGCTCGGGCAGGTCGAATTATTCATCGTGGCGGGCAAGTCCAATCAGGTGAGCAAGCTGTACGCAGCGGACGCCGGGCTTGCCATGCTGCGATTTTGGTTGCGCTTTCTCGCGGGCATTCAGAAACCGCACGCTATGACGCCGCATCAGGTCGAGACAGCACAAGTGCTCATCGCCGAAGTGGGGCGCATTCTCGGCTCCTGGATTGCCCGCGTGAATCGCAAAGGGCAGGCTGGGAAATAACGCTGCTGCGCTATTCGGCGGCAACTGGAACAACACGTCGAACTCGGGTTCTCGCGCTGCGAACTGGAACAACGGGCCGTCGAACTCGAACGCGAACATCGGGGCGCGCGGCGTCTGTGCCCATCACCTTCTTGCATGGCTCTGCCAACGCTACGGCTTGGCGGGCTGGCCTTTCCTCAATAGGTGGTCAGCCGGTTCTGTCCTGCTTCGGCGAACACGTTACACGGTTCGGCAAAACGTCGATTACTGAAAATGGAAAGGCGGGGCCGACTTCTTCAATGGGAAAACGACATCGCAACCTCATCGACCAGATCACCACCTGGGAAAATCTGCTCGATGCGTACCGCAAGACCTCGCACGGCAAGCGCCGGACGTGGGGCTATCTGGAATTCAAGGAGTACGACCTCGCCAACCTGCTGGCCTTGCAAGCTGAACTCAAAGCCGGCAATTACGAGCGCGGCCCCTACCGCGAATTCCTGGTCTACGAACCGAAGCCCCGCCTAATCTCGGCGCTCGAATTCAAAGACCGCCTTGTGCAGCACGCCTTGTGCAACATCGTGGCGCCGATCTTCGAGGCCGGCCTGCTGCCGTACACCTACGCTTGCCGCCCTGACAAGGGTACGCACGCGGGCGTCTGCCACGTGCAGGCCGAATTGCGGCGCACGCGCGCCACGCACTTCTTGAAGTCGGATTTTTCCAAGTTCTTCCCCAGCATCGACCGCGCGGCACTGTACGCGATGATCGACAAGAAGATTCATTGCGCGGCCACGCGCCGCCTGCTGCGCGTGGTGCTACCCGACGAGGGCGTCGGCATCCCTATCGGTAGCCTCACCTCGCAACTGTTCGCCAACGTGTACGGCGGCGCGGTTGACCGGCTGCTGCACGATGAATTGAAGCAGCGTCATTGGGCGCGCTACATGGACGACATCGTGGTGCTGGGCGACGACCCCGAGGAATTGCGCGCCGTGTTCTATCGCCTGCGCGACTTCGCCAGCGAGCGCCTGGGCCTCAAGATCAGCCACTGGCAGGTGGCGCCCGTATCGCGGGGCATCAACTTCTTGGGTTATCGGATATGGCCCACCCACAAGCTGCTGCGCAAGTCCTCGGTCAAGCGGGCGAAGCGCAAGGTCGCCAATTTCATCAAGCACGGCGAGGATGAATCTCTGCAGCGGTTTCTCGCCTCGTGGTCGGGTCATGCGCAATGGGCCGACACCCACAACCTTTTCACCTGGATGGAGGAACAATATGGCATCGCCTGTCATTAACACCCGCGAGGACTTGGACGCCCTCGCCGGCACGCCGGCCCACGGCGAATTTCTCGACTACCTGCGCGGCAGCATCACGCGCAAACAGGACGCGCAGACCTACCCCGATGGGTACGACACGCCCGACTACGAAGGGCCGACCCTCGACCCCGTGTGGCAGGACGTGGAGGACTTGAGCACCATCGAGCGGTTCGGCTTTACCAAGGCCGAACTGCTGGGCGGCGAATAAGGGGGCGCCATGTCCGACCAGCACTGCGATACCCCGGCCTGCCAGGAGGCCGCCGACCGCGCCGTCAAGAAGGTGTTTGCCATCTTGGGCGTGGATGTGGACGTGCCGGAACAGGTCGAAGAATTCCGCGAGGACTTGCGCTTCGGTCGCCGGATGCGCAAGGCCGCCGACCACGGCTTCCTCGCGCTTGTCGGCCTGGTGGCCGTCGCCCTGGGCGCGGCGGTGTGGGCGGGCATCACCTCGAAACTTGGGGGCCACTGACATGGACTTCGACACCGCTTTCGACCGCCTCATCGGCCATGAGGGCGGTTATTCCAACAACCCGGCCGACCCCGGCGGCGAGACTATGTGGGGCGTGACCGCCGCCGTAGCGCGAGCTAACGGTTACACCGGGCCGATGCGCGACATGCCGCGCGACACGGCCAAGGCAATCTACCGCGCGCGTTACTGGACGCCGGTTCGCGGCGACATGCTGCCGCCGGCCGTGGCCTTCCAGGTGTTCGACGCTGCGGTGAACCACGGCACCGGCCAGGCGGCCAAGTGGCTGCAAGCTGCCGTGGGCACCGCGCAGGACGGACAGATCGGCCCCCTGACACTCAATGCCGCGGCCGGGATGAACCCCACCATGCTGGCCCTGCTGTTCAACTCGGCTCGCATGATGTTCTACACCAACCTGCCCACCTGGCCGACGTTCGGCAAGGGCTGGGCGCGGCGCGTCGCCGGAAACCTGAAATACGCTGCGGAGGACATCTAAATGGACTGGAAAGACCTGGCCGGCGTTGTCGGCAAAGCCGCCCCTATCCTGGGCGGTATCTTGGGCGGCCCGGCCGGCGCCGCCGTAGGCGGCCTGGTGGCTACAGCCTTGGGCACCGACTCGACGCCGGACGCCGTGTCCACGGCGCTGCTGGCCGACCCGCAGGCGGCCATCAAACTCAAGGAACTGGAAACCAATTCGCGCGTGCAACTACAACAACTCGCGGTGACGGCCGAACAGAACCGCCTGCAAGCCGCCGCGGCGCAGTATGCTGCCGAGGCATCCGACCGCGACAGCGCCCGCAAGCTGGCCGCGCAGCAGCCCAACGACAAGGTACGGCCGACGATCACCGCCGTGCTGCTGGTGGGCGCCCTGGGCATCGTCTATTTCGTGTTCTCGGGCCTGGCGGACGGCCTGCTGCGCGACGCCACCGCCAGCCTGACGGTAGGGACGGTCATCGGTTACTGGTTCAACGAGTTGAAGCAGACCCTCGCGTTCTGGTTCGGCACCACCGGGGAAACCCAGCGCGCCAATGCCGAGGTGCGCCAGTTCGCCGTGTCGCCCGGCAGCGTGACGGTGCCCAGCGACACCGGGGCGCATCCGCCTGCGGGGAAGCCTGGCGCCACGCCGTAGCTTGGGACAAATCTTGGGACAAATGCGGGGGATGCCGGGGCAGAGGAACACGCAAAACCCTGCAAAATCAAAGGCAAAAGTCCCCGCAATTCCCCTGTAATCCCCTATAGTTTGGGTTCGAGTCCCATCAGCCACCCCA